TAAAGAAAATCTTTTATTAACGATCTCGGTAGTATCTAACTCTACTCTTTTTTCAAAGGAATGCGAAATGATCTGCACTCTAAACAACTCTTTAAGCCATCGGTCTCTGCTCACTACATTTACCTGAGGCATAATACGCTTAATAGCTTGAATGTCATATTCTAGTTGTGTTATTATATGCACATTTGAAAGGTTGAAATTCATTTTCAATAAGGCTTCATTAACTTGACTAATCATTTGGCTTTTAGAGTAAAATGATTTGTAATCAAATATTAACAGCATTTTTTTGTTTGCTATATTTTTAGCTTGTTCAATCTGGGATTCAGTCAAATGCTGTAGGTTAATCCAACTAGGATCTGATATTATTAAACTGTTCTCAGTAAGTTCTTCTTTTTCCCAATCAAAAACAGTAACCTCGCAGTTCACTAGTTCAGTTTCAAATAATTCATGATTAATGTGATGATGGTAAGTACCGAGGACATATATGGACATTACTTTCCTCCGTTTCTGAATATATCATCTTCAGTTATTACTCGGAATGCCATGCCTTGACTCTTACAATATGCAGTAGCAGCTATCCATTTTGCGTGATTGATTGCTACCACCATTCTATCTTTGGCACTAGCGACCTTACTTTCAATGATACTTTGTTTTTTAGGTTTTATCTCAACAACTTCTGCGATCTTCATTCTATTTTTGTTTTCATACACTACAAGAAAATCGGGTACATAGATAGTAGATTTCCCAGTGAACGGATGCTTGTACGGAATCCTCAGTGACTCACTTGCCCAATAAATTATGTTATCATTACTATCGCAAAAGGTCATGAAAGTCAGTTCCCATCCAGAGCGATAAGTTGGGGTAATCTTTCCTATATATTTTTGAGGATTTTTAGGAGTATATTTCCCCTGTGCCCATTTACCCATGTCAAAGAACTACGTTTCTCTGCACTGCTTCATTTGGTTTTGGCAGCATGCCGATGCCGTATAGTGAGGTTTTACTTTTGAAAGTGTTGAGATAGTAAGCCATTACTTGGGTAAGTTGTAAGTTATTTTCAGTACCCTTAAGAACATCCAACAATGACATAATATTATAGCCGCCTTCTTGAGCAATCCTAAATAACAAAGCAGTAAAGTTTCCTGCAATTTTTGTGTTTTCGGTTACACCTTTAAAGAAAGAAAATATAACATCGTAGTCGCTACCATTCACAACAAGCTGGGTTGTGTAAAAGTTATCGAAAATTCTTACTGTTTTGTCAGTTGAGTCTTGTGAAGTTGTGAACATACAGTTATTTATTCTTATGTAAAGATTGGATCATTATCATCAAAGGGATCGTCAGGCTCAGGGGTATACAGTGCGTTTTGTACTGTAAAATCATTATCAAACTCTGTATCAAACTCATCTTGATCGAAAGCTTCTTTGTCAGTATTGTTAGGTTTAGGCAATACAGTAGGAGTTTTGTTAGTAGGAATCTTAATAGTTTCTCCAGCATAAATCAAGTTTGGATTCTTAATGTTTGGATTTTCTTTGAGCAATGCTTGTACAGTAGTGCCATTTGCCTTTGCAATCTTAGTAAGGTTATCACCTTTCTTGATTTTGTAATCTTCTTCAAACGGATCATCAAGTGATCTTAGAGATGCAAGCAATTCGGCTTCCTGTTCCCGGTTAAAAGCGTCAACTATTGCTTCAAGCTCTGCATCGGATGGACCCCCATCCGATACAACACCGCTGCTTTCAAGGGCTTGCAAATAAATTTCTGAGATAGGTAGATTTCCCCCACCTGATTGTTCCTTAGGAGTATCACCTGTTTTATCTGCGCCGTTGTATTGATTGCCCGCTGTACCTATGTCTGAAATCACAGGCGGGCTTAATCGTGCGCCGATTGTAGGGAAAGCAGCAGTACCAATTGGTCCAGGACTTGCCCCAGCTTTAGGAAAATTAAACAATGAATTTCTTGTGTTGGGTGTATTTTGAATAGCGTTACGAAGCATAGCATTTAATTCTGCTGTTGCTACATTCTTTAGATTTAAATTTTTAGTTGTGTTATATAAGGTGCCAGCAGTCTTAACTGCGCTTAGTATATCTCCGTCTCCCAAAGCTCTTAAGGTGCCGCCGGCTGCATCTACCAATCCGCCTTGACCAAGTACCGTACCATTGGCTCCGGGCTGAGCGATTGGACTTGTATTTCTATCGTAGGTAGCAACATCGCCGAATCCAGTAACAATGTCTCCTGGTTTTCTACCATCCATTTTACCATAATTGTAAACTACAGTTTCATAGTCGATAGTCATTTTATTTTGCATGACACCGTTACCATCTTCATAGTTGTATGTGTCATGGTTAAAGTTAGTGATTACTGGATTAACAAATGTATAAGCAGTGAAGTTATGTTGGTTAAAACCAAATACTGTTATATTCTTAAAGAATGCAACTTTTTTTCCAGTAGCAGAATCCGTTTGCCCGCCATTGAATCCCCAATCACTATCTCCACTTATAGAGTCTTCATATATATTTCTATCATTATATTGCTGTGATGGCGGAACATCATAATTTAACGATTCGCCTAAGGTTGTACCTCTAAAACCTTGCAAAATGTTTTGAGGTTTACTTCCATCATTATAATAATATTGATAATAGTTATTCCAAAGATAATTTACGGAGTCGTTGTTATCATCGTGAAAAGTTATGTCTACTGCTTCGTACTTAATTTTAGATTGAGTAATGCGTTTTCTATTATACTGGTTCATTTGGTGGGTAGCAAAACTAAACGAAGGAAGTTTTACATCTTTTACTAATAAACCATAGTTGAAATTGTTAGGAAATGCTTGTGCATTAGTTTCAAAGTATGTATGAAATAGAAACTTTAGTTTAGGTGTGTTTTGATAGCTGTTTGTTCTAAAGGTTTTAGAAGCATGGGTGTAGTCTCTAAGGTAGTCGCTGCCGAAGAAGGCTCCGGCAGCGTCTTTTAAGAAATTTTGTGCCCAGTTACCTAGTGACATTATATATCCTTAGGATTATTGTTGACCCTGAGCACCAATACCTGTAGCAATACCTGTTGATCCGCTGAATGCACGGCCAACACTTGTACCAACACCAGATGTTAGTGGTGATTGAATTGCGTTGTCATATGCAATAGTCAAGCCGACTGTTACGGCTTCAGATGTACCATAATTCAATGTATTATAGTTAGCTGACTTCAAGAAGCAACCATATAGTTCCCAAGTTTCAAGTACAGTAGGAGCGAGAGTACCGTTACCACCGTCTAGAATTTCAATGTTTGTTTGGAACTTATAGTCCTGACCAGTTGCAGCAGAAGCCTGCTCAACAAAGTCAAGTTGCTTCTGTAGCTGCTGACCAACTGCCTTTGAAACGGTGCCTGAAGCATCGTCACGAATGTTTACAGACATATCTGCCCAAGTATGCTTACCTGCAATCTTGAGTGTTGAGTTATATACCTGCAATGGAATTTCAGCGAATGAAAGGTTTGGTCTTGAGCAATCGATGACTTGTTTTGTTAAGCTAAGACCGCCTGTGGAATCAACCCCAAAGTTCAAGAAATTGACTCTAAAGCGAAACTGTAGCTTAGGCATCAACAGACCTTGGTTGCCGCCTGCGTTATCAGATGCTACGGTCATGTTGAACAATGATTGTGAGGCTGTTGCCATTTTATATTCTCCTGTTATAAGTATTTATCTTTGTGAAGTGAGTAGCCCAACCGAGCTACTCACTTCATTTCACATTATCCTAAAAGTGACGTAGCTGCTGCACCTGAGGTAGCTTGATTAGAGATACCCTGAGAAGACAATTCGCCAGTATTAAAGATACGAACCGGAATATAGATGAATTCAATTGCCTTAACAGGTTCAATTGCAACATCAATCCATAGTTCATTTCGATCAATTCTTGCAGGAGTGTTGTTAGATTCGTCGCATACTACTAGATAGTCATATACGCCTCTCTTAGCAACTAGATCCACAAGAAGTGTTTCTACAACTCCTGAAATCTGCTGTCTCGTGAGTGCATCGTTTGGTTCAAATACGAACGGACGAGCAGAAAGAGTCAACTGACGACGGAGATAAGCAACAAGTCTTGCGACATTAATTCTATCAAGTGCTGATTGTGAATTAAAGCTTGATTTGTTACCGTAGTTGAGCAATCCGTTACCTGTAAAGAATACAAGTGGATTGATCTGATTGGTATAAAGTACATCGCGGATACCAACTCGTGTCTTGATCGGCACAAACTCACCAGTTGTTGAATCGATGTAACCGATAGCAGTTGCGTTGTCAATGACACCGCGACGAGTACCAGCAGGTGCTAACCAAGGGAAAGCAATAGTATCGTTGCGTAGAATTGTTCTAATCATCATGTGTGATGGGGGAACTGCTACAAGATTACCGCTTAGATCGTTTGTTAGACCTGAAGGATAGAACAGACCCATATAAGTGCTACGAGTTACTAGCCCTTCTTCACCTGTTGATGTTGCACCAGC